CTGAAGGTTTTGTTCCCAGCAGGCGTTGCAGTACACGGCTTCTTTGAGACCTCGGCGATTAAGGAACTTTTTGTATTCGCGCAATAGGCGTGCTTCCTCGGCAGTCAACAGAACTGTGGGGATGTTCGCCATTGAGCCGTCCGGGGCCAAAATGGTCGATTTGGTGTAATCGTTAAGAAGTGGTTTTTCAGGAGAGGTGGCCATGAAAATTGCCGTCGCTTGGCCTAGGGCACTTCAATAGCGGCTCGTATTGGAGCCTGTTCGCCCTTGATGAGCTGTTCATGGTTGAGTGTCTCCATGCCCCAACCGCCCCACTGCGCCTCAAGTGTGAGGGGTTTGTCGTTGGTGATCCGGTAGACTGCTACGCCAGGTCCTTCAAAGCCCACCACAAATTCACCGCCGTGGACAAAGCCCACGCCGATCATCCCATCGCCTTGAGGAAACAGCCACTCGATGCTATAGACCTGATTATGCTTGTGGATGGTAGCGCGGGCTGTGTAGGCTCCAGCTGGCGTGCTGCCCACTGCGGTATAGACGCCCGATAGATCGGCCGGCAACTGTATGCGCTGAGCGCTCAAGGGCATGAGCAGGATAATGGTGATCATCACAAACAAGAGCGCAACACCTACAACAACGCCTCCAACATAATCGATGAGTTTCATATCCACCTCACTGTATGCTTTGATTTGTCACTGCCCTGATCAGGCACGTGTCGGACCTTCTGCACCACGCCTGCTGCTGCCATGGCCTGCTTGAACTCAGATCGGCTGTAAAACTTCTGCGGCTTTGGCCCCAGGTTCTCAATCACCATGCCGCCGGGAATGCTGTCATCCTGGACATTGAAGGAGCGGATAGGGCCGTGGGGGCAAAAAGGCCAATCTGCGATATTGATCATCTCGTGGCATTTGTCGCAGAGCACAGACGGCATAACGGCGTACTCAGTATACTGCGTCTTTTTACTCACTACGCGTGGATGGCCCACTCAGCTCATTCGAGCGGTCACTGGTGTGACGGCTCAAGCGCTGCATTTCTGGCGCAGTGCCGGGGTGCTCGGCGCGTGGTCCTGGTCTGGGTTGGCCTGCACCCGAGTTGGGTATGCTGCCATTGAGCGCCGTATTCATGATCTGTCCAGCAGCAGCAGCGTGAATCTGTGCCTGTTGAATGGCCTCAGGGCTTAGCTGATACCCAGCCTGACGCAACAACTCAAGGATCAGCGGGAAGTTGGGCAGGGTTGGATCCAGCGATTCAGCCTTGAGCGCCAGTGACGTACGCATTGGCTCTGGCCCACGTTCAGGCGGCTCTGGCTTGACAAACCGCAGTACGTCAAGGTTGCGCAGACGAGCGAGCTTGATGAGAATTTCGACGCGGTTGACGTGTGGATCGCGGCCGGCTAGGTTGTAGAGCTCGATAAGATCGCGGAACTCCTGTGCTGCATCTACGCGTATAGCGCTATCTGGACGGGCGTCATATACGAACTCACCTGCAATGGTGTCTTTGGTCCAGGCCTGGAGGCGCCGTACACCGTCCGGGCCGACGATCTCAACATAGTCTTCTTGATCAGCAAAGAGCTGGATAAGTGCACCGAGCTTTTCAGCCCCTTGTGTGTAGAAACGGATAACCTGTCGACGCTCCAGATCAAGCCGTGACGAGACGTTCTGCTGAATGTTGCGAATCTCGGTGGCCGTCTTGCGTTCGGTGGTTTCAAGACCGCGCTGATTGGGGCCGAATGCCCAGACTTCATCCAAATCGCGTCCGATGATGGCATTGAATTGGAAGTCTTCGGGCGGATAGTGGCTTTGCGGCACAGGCACAATAGGGGGCTGGTTGGCGTCAAGCCCCTGTACTGGAATGATGCCCTGCCAGAGATTGCGCCTGAGCTTGGCGAGCCCGTCTTCGCCGCCGATGCGAGCCGAATCAACCAATCGCATCGGCACATTGCGGTCTCGCTGAAGAAGCATCTGTGTGCGACTTTTGCCCAGCTCTTGTACCTGTGGGCGGCTGACGCTGGCTTCGGCTGCGGAATAGGCCGTGTCGCTGACATACCGTAAAGCGCCCACGTGCACCGGAAAGCCCCTCATCCCCACGAATTGTCCGTTTGGCAGGCGTCGTTGGTAGGGCGAGTCCGTGTGGCGAACTGACCCCTCGAGGCCATCAATGAGCACAAGGTACCGCAGCTGTTCAGGATGTTTGACGGCTGGATCGTACAAGCTGGCTCTGTACCAGATCTCGTACCCGCGTACGCGGTCACTAGTTCGGCGTGTGGACGAATCCCGTTCACTTTTCAGGACATTGGGAACATCGCCCTTACCCATCCGAGGTCGTACATCATCAGGAAGGCCATAGCGCCGTTGAACAACGGGCCAATCCTCTTCCCACTCAAAGCCCAGCCACGGAGCACGATCATAATTGAAGCCGTGAAAGTCTGTGGGCAGCAGGAGCTTGGCTGGACTTACACGTTCCCAGAAATAGCGTTCGTAGATGATGTTAGGGACCATCGGGAGCGGCTCGCTAGGCGGTTCAGCGGGTGCGGTAGGTGTGAGCCCAAGCACATCACCGGGCTGGGGAAACGGCATCTCAGGCGTCGGGGGACTTTCAGGCGGCCCTTCGAGCGCGGGCAATGGCGCCTCTCCGTCCGCAAAACTCTCATACCCGATTTTGCTCACCATGAGTCCGGTCATGCAGGCATCAGTTGTGCATTCAGTCATCATGGCCCCGGCATCGACCCCTTCCGGCCCAAGCTTGTGGTTGACCACAGCCTGGAACGTCTGGACCGCCTCCTCCAGCCCAGGCCTCTTGGGCTTCAGGTTGATGTCGGGGTTTTGAAAGAACAACTCGGCCTTTTTGCGCTCGACGTTGGCAAAGTCTTTGGGAACAGTGACCGTGTCGTACTCGGGAATAGTTGTAAGGACTTTGCCGAGATAGGACTGTACATTGCGGTCCCAGTCCTTTTCTTTGTACTCCTTACGTTTTTCCTCGGCCTGCGTGATCTGATCAGTCCAGTAAGAGTAGGAGCCGAACTCGTTGTTGGGCGGTAGGGGCAGTTCAGGGTAGGGCTGCTGCGCGATGATTGGCATGCGTTTTGCATAGTGTAGCACTGCTATGGAAGAACTCGGAAAAGCGCTGAATAGAAGCTGTTTGGGCAGGGTCGTGTGTCAAGCTTCACGTCATAACAGCGTCTCTCCCCAGCAATGAAGGCTGACTTCCCGCTCGAGCCTCCTGAAAAAGCCTTCCAACCGAGTCTGGCCCAAATTCAGATTCACGATGCCGTACGCCGGGGGCTGGTCGTGCCATGACAAGGTATCGCAAGGCGTCGGCTGCATGATCTTCTCCGGTGGTATCAAGATCTTCTGGGTGCGTGTCGTCGTGAATGAGCGCCGGCAGCGTTCGGAGCAGATAGACGCAACTTGGATCAATGGTCATCCATGGCCGCCCATCCGGTGCTAGACTCAACCAGTGCCGTACCCGCTGCCACCCGTTCACCCGTTCATGATTCGCGCGCTGCAATGCGACCCCGACCCGTTGCATCGTCTCTGCGATGCTCTCACCGCTCTGGCCTGTGCGGATCCACATCGATGGGTCGGCTGCCGAAGCCAGCAGTTGATAGCCTCCGTTTTGGGTCATCTGGAGGATGCGGCCTGCCGCAACTTCAGCCAGCGTCTGGCGGAACACATACTCTTGCGTGATGTGGAGATGGCCATCAGGCTCAACGATGGCCCAGAGATGAACGCCGCGGTTGGCGTACCCCCAGTCTAGACCGCCGATGCGTGGCACATCGGCCGGAATGTCCTTGCGTACAACATGAAGCGCCGCTTTGAACTCCTTGAAATATTGCCCCTCAAAGACGTCCCATGAGCCCTCGCGCCAGGCGGCTCTGGTATCAGGGTCTTGATCGTTCAGGAACTTCTCGTACTCTTCGTCCGGGTAGGGGTTGTCATCCAGCAAGCTCTGGATAAAAAAGTAATCATTGGGCTTGTAGCCGGGGTAGCGCTCTGCATCTACAACTTTGCTGATCCACCGATCACGCACCCATGTTGCGCCTGGGTTGGTAGAAGCCACAACACACGGCTTGAAGAGGGGTGAGCGGATACGCGCCGAACCGCCAATCTTCAGAATCATGTCTTCCTCGAATGTGCCCAGCTCGTCTGGAAGTACGAGATTGTACTCAGCAGAGAGATACTTTTCGGCATCCTTGGGATCCTGACAATGGCCCAGCTCCAGTACAGAGCCGTTCGAAAAGCGCACGGTGGGCGGGGTACCAGAGGGTGTGTATATGGCACGAAGCAACAACGCCTCTGCACTCATCCGCCGCATGTGGCTTTTTTCGAGCTCGGCGTAGGTACGACGTAAGAGCACAGCCTGAAAGTTGGGGAGGCGCAGACAGAGCATGTAGGCAATCCAGCGCAAGAGCATGGATTTGCCGCCGCCGCGAGCGCCGCCATACAAAATCCAGCGGTGCTTTCCGCTCAAAATGGCCTGAATCGCTTCGACCTGCTTGGGTAGCGGGAAAAAGAGAAGACGGGAAGTACCACCCTGTGAACGCCAGATGGCGTAGCGGCTACAGCGCTGTCGGCACCGAGCACTGGCGCAGATCCAGCCATGCCAGTCGCCTTCTTGCCAGCGCACGAACGGGAGATGGCACCAATGGCAACGGGCTTGGAATGGCATTTGCAGGTGTTAGTGTATCGTGAAGCAAGAGGTTGTGTTTCGGAAGGGCCGCCGTTATGTCATCGTCTTCAGGCCCACAAATGTGGCCGTTTACGCTAACCCCTGTGATGCTTGTGGGGGTCGGTGTCGGATCTCCATATCCGGGAGATTGAACAAGGCCTTCATTCGACGAATACTAGGCACTCAATCGGGGAACAGCATAAAAATAGGCGCCCATCGTTTTCGTGGGGCTGCTGTGGCGTACGCCCGTCGCTGGGTGCAATCACGGGGATTGCCAGTTAGGCTGTGTCCGTAAAATCACTGTCGCGCGCCAAGACCACCCAGCCCCGTTCTTTGGCGATTGGTACACAATCCTCGGTCAGCGCCAGAATGCGCACTGGCGTGCTCCAAGAATGTGAATCAGCCGTAGTGATGACAAGACACCAACGCGGTTCAGGCGGCTGGGGCTTCAGGCTTTTTGCGGGGGGTGCGTGGTGGGACATAAGGCGTCACCTTGACAACCAATGAACGCGGTATGAATGTACGTCCGCGATAGGAGCCATCGTCAAAGTATTCATTGGCAAGGCTAATGCCGGTTTCATCCTCCTTCAGTAACCATCCAATCGTTTGCACAGGCATGGGCTTATGGGTGGCTCCGACATCTTCTACGGTTACGCCGAGTTCGTTGGTCCAGGCATCAAGCCAATGCACAATGACCAGCGGAATGGGAGAGCGCTTACTCGTGGTCATGCCCACACCAGATACAGAGCCGTGGATCAAACATCTCACGCGCGCACTCTTCGCATGTGTTCATAGGTGCTTGCCTTCAAGCCTCATGCGTCTGCGCCAGGAGCGCACGCGGAAGGTGGCGTTGGTGCGATCGTCATGACCATGGCAGTTTATATGATCACGGCTTCCACAGCGCATGCAGCAGCCTTGAGCCCACAAACGCTCACGCTGTTGACGTTTACGGCATGGTGTACAGCGCAGTTGATGACCACGACGATCAACATCTGACCGTGGCCCTCCACACAGGCGACACAGCTGCACGTCTTTTATCGCAACTGTACTTGCCATTTGCCGTTGTGCTCCAGTCGTGTGCAGGCCATTAAGACATCGCCTGCGCCATAGCCTGCAACCTCACCATAACTGCCCCATAGATCCATAAAGCTACTGCCCACGGCTCCTATTGCCTTCACGGCTTTGATGCGCTGAGTTCGGGCGTCTCGGACTTCCTTCCACAAGGGCATGACAAGCGGCTGATGCACGTGACCCATCAGGTAGAGCTGACTGTCGCCCATGCCCATGAAGCGATGCAGAATTTGAGCAACAGTGCCTTTGGTACGAGCCCCTCCTGCACCATGCCAGAGCGTGATGCGAAAAGGCTTGTGTTGTCCAAAATAGAGGTCAATGGCTTGACGCCCGTTGCTGTAGGGGATTTTGAGCAGTGTGGCAAGGAGCACGCCAAGATCGCCAAAGCCTGGCAGGGCTCGCCGTTCATGATTACCGCCAACAAACCCAAGAATCCGATGGCGGGCAGGTGCCCAGCACTCTGCGAACTTGAGCACTTGACTCTGAGGGTCACCAAGCTGGTCAAACCCTCGCCCTGGACTCCAGGCTGCCCACGCATCAATCATATCTCCTGTCCAGAGCATAAAGCGGTTAGGCTCGGCCAGGATCCAGTCCCGGTACTCGATCACACGCTCGTACTTGCAGCAGACGTGCCCAAATTGCACGTCTGTGATTTGCATCAGGTCAATGAAGTCGGTGTCGAGGTTAAGCTCCCAGCGCAGATACTTGGACTGCTCGCCGATGCACATTCCGTTGGAAAGCCGGTAGGCATCGACGGGCAACTGGTCCCAAATCGTCTGAAGAATACGGTTGGTCTGTTCGGCAAGAAGCGGTGCGGGAGGGGTAAGAGCCCGGCTCTTGGGCATTAGGCCTAGTATATGCAAAATCCCGGCCTAATGAA